TGGCTGCACGAGTAATATCAGTTACAACATAAAATCTTTTTAAGGCCACCATATCGTCGCCGAGACCGTATTCATCTTTTAAATGGGGAAGTTCTAAAACGTCTCCACTCATCAGTTTACGCCCAAGTAAATCTACAATGGATTTTAAGTGAAATGTAATCATTACATTATCGTTAGTTAAAAAGAATCCAAACTGTTGCAGATTAAAATCAATGTCTTGCATTGTATATATTCCCCGAATTACATATACATCTGGGGCATATTTCCTATCCCTGTTTTCCATAAAAAGTACATCTTGGATTCCTAGTTCAGGGACAGAATTTCCATTAACGGGAGTTGAAGGCGTTGCCTGCCCAGCTTCGGGATCTTGGGGGCCTAAATATTTGTGAATAAAAACATCCGTGCCGCCCACTTGAAATTGTTCATTAATAACACGATCAAGCATTCGGAAATCGTTGCCTTTTTCAGGACGGTAAAGTGATAGTCTTGGCATAGTTGTATATTTATAGCTAAATATTGCTATGAGCGAACTTGAAACAGAAAAACAAAAAGTCATAGAATACATACAAACCATGCTAGGAGACGGCATGATTGATGTAGAATTAGACCCCAAGCACTATAACATTGCTATAGACCGTGCCCTAAACAAGTTTAGGCAACGGAGTAGTAATGCAGTAGAAGAAAGTTTTGGATTTTTAACATTACAAACTGATGTTAACGAATACACCTTGTCCCAGGAAGTAATGCAAGTTCGACAAGTTTTTAGAAGATCGGTGGGTTCTAGAACAGGCGGCGGCGATGGCGGAACGTTATTTGAACCGTTTAATTTAGCCTATACAAATACATATTTGTTAGCCAGTACTCAAATGGGTGGCATTGCAACATATTACATGTTTGCAAGTTATCAGAAAGAAATTGGAAAAATGTTTGGATCCTACATTAACTTTGATTGGAATCCGACTACAAAAAGACTGAGAATTACCCAACGTCCACGTGGCGAAGAAAATGTCCTATTATGGATGTATAATCATAAACCTGATTTTATCCTTCTACAGGATACATTTGCAAATCAATGGCTTAAAGACTATGCACTGGCCACATGCAAAATGATGCTAGGCGAAGCAAGAGAAAAGTTTCAAACTATTGCAAGTCCGCAAGGCGGAACAAGTCTTAATGGCACTGCTTTAAAAGCAGAAGGCAAAGCCGAAATGGAAACATTAGAACTTGACCTTGTAAATTACAAAGACGGTGGTACTCCGTTAACTTTTGTAATTGGTTAATTCATTTGTTGACACTGTAATCTGCACGTAATATAATTATAAGCATCACGATTGGGGATATTATGATTATTGGATTTGTGGGTTTTATTGGTTCTGGCAAAGACACTGCCGCAGACTATCTAGTTAACTTCCACGAATTTAGACGAGATTCTTTTGCTAATACACTAAAAGATGCTGTAGCCCATGTTTTTGGATGGGATCGAACTATGCTAGAAGGCCGTACAAAACAAGCCCGCGAATGGCGAGAACAGATAGATCCTTGGTGGGCAGAACGTTTGGGTATGCCCAATCTTACTCCGCGTTGGATTCTACAATATTGGGGCACCGAAGTTTGTCGGCGAGGATTCCATGATGATATTTGGATTGCCAGCTTAGAAAATAAACTACGAAATTCAGAAGACAATATTGTTATTAGTGATGTTCGATTTCCTAACGAAATCAAAGCTATTCATAATGCAGGCGGAAAAGTAATACGCATCAAGCGTGGCCCAGAGCCCGAGTGGTATCAATCTGCGGTAGACTTTAACAAAGGTCCTAACGGAAATATAGGATGGGCTACCGGAAGAAGCCGCCTTGAAAAACTAGGCATACACGCTAGCGAAACTGCCTGGGTAGGCGGCAACATAGATGTCACTATTTCTAATGATGGGTCAATTGACGACTTATTTCAAGCAATTAAAAATCAGGTGTAAGATCACCCTGCTTCCACGGTGCTTTAAGTTTATGTAATATTCTTTGGCAATTTGCACATACAGATTTTAGGTTAGAGTATTTGCAGTTATTAATATCCCCATCTGCATGATAAACATCAAATTGTGCTAAGTCCTTTCCCTGAAAGCCGCACTTATCACAGACTGTTTTTTTCTTATAGCCAGACCTAATCCACGACGGCCGGTCTGTTTTAAAATCTTTAGCACAATGATCACACACTGATCTATAATAGACCCTGTCTTCTTTTTTGTAATTGACCGCAACAGGCCGCCTTTGACATTTTTTACAGAGATCTCTCATATACCGCCCTTTTTCATCCCTTTTATCTAGTATTTAAGCCGGTAGTTTTTATCCATTACCACTAAATATAAGAAAGAAAAACCATTTATGGGAGATTAACAAATGGCTCTAAATTCACCAGGCGTACAAGTAAGCGTAATCGACGAAAGTTTTTACTTACCAGCGGCTCCGTCTACTGTACCATTAATTTTTGTTACATCGGCGGCTAACAAAGAAAATGCCAGCGGCACAGGAACTGCACCGGGCACATTGGCTGCAAATGCAGGTAAAGTATATCTGATTACTAGCCAACGAGATCTAACTGATACATTTGGCACGCCATTATTTTATACAGACAACAGTGGAAATCCAGTTCACGGTGGCGAACAAAACGAATACGGTCTACAAGCCGCATATTCTGTACTAGGAGTAAGTTCTAGAGCGTATGTTGTTCGTGCAGATATTGATACAAGTCAATTAACTGCATCAAGCAGTATGCCAGAAGGTTCACCTGTAAATGGAACATATTGGATCGATACGTCAAATACAAAATTTGGTGTTTTTGAATGGAACAAAACTACTGGAACATTTACTAATAAAGTTCCGTTAGTAATCGATAATGACAACTACGCTACAACTACAGTTAGCGGATTAGGAGTCACACCAAAACCAAGTTTTGGATCAAACGGACAATATGTCATAGTTATTACCAGTGACAATTCTAATACATTGTGGTACAAAAACTCAAGCGGAAACTGGGTAGCAGTAGGTAGTGATGTTGAAGTAGGATTTACTGCGTCGTCTACCTTCTCTAGCACAAGCTGGAAAACTAGCCACCCTGTTATAGTTGGTACTAAATCAAGTCCAGACCTAACAGGATACAATACAAACACATTAGTAATTAACGGAGAAACTATCACATTTTCTGGTACAACTATTGCTAATCTTGCTACAAGTATTAATTCAGCAATGCGTACAAAAGGTGTCGGCGCAAGAGTTAACACTGGCGGATTTATTGAATTATATGCAGATGCTCGAGCAAGAAGCAACGGATCTACACTAGATGGAAAAATAACAATTGCAGCCGGAACAGGCCTTGTTGATATGATCACCGATGCAGGCCTTGCAGTAGGTACTTTTAATGGTACAACATTATTCCAAGCACCACATTACAAATACCCTGATTTTGGCAATAATCCAACTGGATCTGTTTATATTAAAACTACTAGTCCCAATGCTGGTTCAGACTGGTATGTAAAATTGTACAACGAATCTGCAGGAAGTTTTAGCCTACAAGATTCTGGCATTTATTTAGATCCCCAGACAGCTATTAATTCTATAGATGCAACTGGAGATATTCCTACTGGTAGAATTTTTATTCAACAAAATTCTTCATTAGGTGCAGGCACAAGTAGTACATCTACTGTAAGTCCTCAGCTTGTTAGTTTTAAAGTTCACCGCAGAAATGCATCAGGTGCAACTAAAGTTACATCTGTAGCAACTACAGGTACAATTACTACAACTTCTAATTTTGTAATTTATGAAGGCCTAGCAACTTCTACAGACGGTGTTGCCGATTACAGCAATGCTTATACTGTTAGTTTAGTAGCCGGTGATACAATTGACAGCATAGTACAAAAAATAAATGCAAAAAATATGACTTATGTTACTGCATCCGTAGCAACTACAGTCAACGGTGCGGCAACCAGTTTAACAATCCAACATAGCCGTGGAGGTGAAATTCTATTAAAGAACGGAACTGCAACTCCACTGACTACACTACTAGGATTTAGTGCTTGGAGTAGAAGTGCCGAAGGTGTAGAAACTGGAACTAAGAATCTATATGCAAAAGCAACTTATGATTCTAGAGATATAACATTCCGTGCAAGTAACTGGAAACCTTTAGTCTATGAAGCACAAGCACAAACTCCGTCAACAGACCCTGCAGATGGCCAACTATGGTACAGCAGTGTAGTAGACGAAGCGGACATTATGGTACATAACGGATCTACCTGGGTCGGATACAGAACATTATATCCTTTAACAGACCCAAATGGACCTATTGTAGCCAGCGTAGCTCCAATAGTTAACAGCGAAGGCGACCCTCTTGTTGATAATGACATTTGGATTAGCACAGCCGATATCAGCGAATATGGAAAAGCTGTGTATGTTAGAATGGACGGAAAATGGGTAGCCCAAGATACTACAGATCAAACAACACCAGACGGTTGGTTGTTTGCTGATGCACGTTGGGGAACCTCTGGCACTAGCAGTGATATGTCTGATATTGTTGATTTATTAACCAGCGATTATTTAGACCCAGATGCTCCGGATCCTGCACTATATCCACGTGGCATGAAGTTATGGAACTTACGTAGAAGCGGATTTAACGTAAAGAAATATGTTGTTGGTCATATCAATGTTAATGCTAACGACGGTAAGAATATTCGTTATGATGACGAGCAAATGGATGGTTCTGGAAACACAACAGAGTATGTTGCAGATAGATGGATCACAGTAAGCCCTAACCAACCAACTGGAAACGGCAGCTTTGGACGTCACGCTCAACGTGGTTTTGTTGTAGAGGCATTAAAATCTCTAATCGACACAAATCAAAGTATCCGCGATACAGATACAGTAATCTTCAACTTAATTGCTACTCCAGGTTACCCAGAAGCAATTCAAAATATGATTGCATTTAACACTGATAGAGGGTTAACTGCATTTGTTGTTGGTGACACACCGTTCCGTTTACAACCTAACGGCACAGCATTAAATGAATGGGGAAATAACACTGCTCTTGCATTTGACAATGATGAAACAGGTGCAGTAAGCTATGACGAATACATGGCAATGTTCTACCCAAGCGGATATACAAACGACAACAGCGGAAACGCAATTGTTGTTCCAGCAAGTCATATGATGTTGCGTACGATTGTTAATAGTGATGCAAAGAGCTACCAATGGTTTGCTCCAGCAGGTACACGTCGCGGCGGTGTTGACAATGCTACCAGCGTTGGCTACATTACTAGCGAAGGCGAATTTAAAACAACAGCACTTCCGCAGAGTTTGAGAGATGTATTAGCAGGAGTTAAAGTTAACCCAATTGCAACAATTCCAGGTGCCGGAATTGTTAACTTTGGTCAATATACTCGTGCTAGAAATGCCAGTGCATTAGATAGAATTAATGTTGCACGTTTAGTTGCATACTTACGTAGACAATTATCTTTATTAGTAAAACCATTCTTGTTTGAACCTAATGATAGAATAACAAGAAACGAGATTAAACAAGCAACTGAAAGCTTCTTACTAGAATTAGTAGGACAGCGAGCACTGTACGACTTCTTAGTTGTGTGTGATGAAACAAACAACACACCAACAAGAATTGATCGTAGTGAACTATGGCTAGACATTGCTATTGAACCAGTTAAAGCAGTTGAATTTATCTACATTCCACTACGCTTGAAGAATACTGGCGATATTCAGGCTGGACTATAATAGGTAAATATAAGGACAAGGAGCAAATAAGATGGCAATCGCAAGTTTAAGCAGATTTACCGTACCTTTAGCAGGTGGCGGACAAAGTAGCACAGTGCAAGGCCTATTGATGCCCAAGCTGAAATATCGCTTTAGAGTATCATTAGAAAATTTTGGTGTTAGCAAACCAACAACAGAGCTAACAAAGCAAGTTGTATCGGCAGCTAGACCTCAGGTTCAATTTGAGAATCAAGTGCTACATGTATATAATAGCCAGATTAATTATGCAGGTAAACACACTTGGCAACCAATGAATTTAAGTGTACGTGATGATTCACAGGGACTAATTACTAAATTGGTTGGTGAGCAATTACAGAAACAATTTGATTTCTTTGAGCAAGCAAGTGCGGCTTCTGGTGCAGAATACAAATTCTTAACAAGAATAGAAATGTTAGATGGCGGTAACGGAGATAACGCAAACTGGACACCTAATGTGTTAGAAACATGGGAAGTATACGGATGTTATCTACAATCTGTTAACTACAATGAATTAGCGTATGCAGAAAGTACAGCAATGGAAATTGCATTAACTATACAATATGATAATGCACTACAGATTGGTCCAACAGGAACACCACTAGGACTCGGAGCAAGCGTAGGAAGAACGTTGAGTTCCCTAGCAACAGGTTAATTAACCTGATTAAAAAGCCCCTTAATTGGGGCTTTTTTTACGGCTAAATATTGTTATGGCAAATGCATTTACCAATTTTTTAGGACAAGTCGTTAATAGTCCTACACAGTTAAAAGACTATTCTCATGCTAGTCGATTATATGTTGACGACTATTTTAGACTGGCTCCTAAAGCTGGTTTTTTATACT